GCCTCCCCGGTTGTGACCGGGAATATCGCCGCGCCCCCGCCGGCTAAAATTACCGTTGAACCACCGATTCAGATTGACGTTGCTGCCCCCGATTCGCAGCCCGCCGAAGTCATCATCAATAACCTGCAAGCGCCGCCCGCCATTGAATTCCGCCCCGCCATTACCGTCGAGGCTGCGCCCGCGCCCGACGTGATTGTCCAGCTTGGAGAGCAACATGAATCAGTACCGAATTGAAAACGCCGCCAGCGCCGAGCCGGAGTTGTATTTGTACGGGCCGATTGGCAAAGACTTTTTTGGCGAGGGCATCAGCGCCGATCAAGTCGTGAAAGACCTGAATGCGCTGGGCAAGAAAAAGCAGATTACCGTGCGGATTGATTCGCCTGGCGGAGCGGTCTTTGAAGGCACCAACATCTATAACGCCTTGGTTCGCAATCCGGCAAAAATCCATATCGAGATTGACGCCCTGGCCGCCAGCATCGCCAGCATTATTGCCATGGCCGGTGACCGGATTCGCATCGCCGATAACGCGATGATGATGATCCATGAACCGGCTGGCGTGGTCATGGGCACGGCAAAGGATATGCGTGATTTAGCTAATCTGCTGGATAAAACGCGCGGCAATTTAATCGGCATTTATGCGAAGCGGACGGGACTGGATAACGAGAAAGTGTCCAGCCTGATGCAGGCGGAAAGCTGGTTCAATGCCACGGAGGCGCTGCAAGCCGGATTCGTGACCGATATTCTACCCGCCAAGACCGCCAATAATGCCGCCTCGTTTGACAAGACTTTGTTAGCCAAATTGGGCTATCGCAATATCCCGTCTTATCTGATTTCCAATCGAGAAAAACCCAAACTGGAAGCTTACCGCGCCAAGCATGGCCGGATGTTCCGTTTGGCCACTGATTCTGTTTCTGTTTGATCTGGAGTGACTATGAATACTGTTGAAGAACTGAAAGCCCGGCAGTTGGAACTCATTGAGCAGTCGCGGGGGATTGAAGCCCGTGCGCATGATGAAGATCGTGACCTGACGGATGAGGAAGAGGCGACTCTGGAAAGACTGGCTGCTGATGCCAGCAAGCTGGATTCGCGCATTGCCCGCGTGCAGAAGCTGGAAGCCCTGGAGCAGAACTTGACCGCTTCCAAAGGCCGTCAGTCCGCGCCGGTTGCCGCTCCCGTTGCGGCGGGCCGGATTAGCGTCGGCGAACCGAATAGCCGGAAAGATGGCAAATGGGGATTCAACAACCTGGCCGACTTTGCCGTCTCCGTGCGCAATGCGACGAAGCACGGCGGGCTGGTGGATCCACGCCTGCAAAACGCCACGCTGTCTACTTACGGCTCCGAGGGCGTCGGTTCCGAAGGCGGCTTTGCGGTTCCGCCGGAATTCCGTGCCTCGGTGCAAGAATTGGTGATGGGTGAAGACGGCCTGCTGGGCCGCTGCGATGCCATGCCCACCGGATCCAACATGGTCATTGTGCCGACCGATGAAGATACCGCCTGGGGCACTTCGGGCGGCGTGCAGGTCTATCGCCGGGCCGAAGCCGGGACGATGACGCAATCCAAGCCGTCGTTGAAAGAGCTGACGGTGCGCGTGGAAGAGCTTTATGCCCTTGTGCCGATGACCGATCAACTGCTGGAAGATAGCCCGATGATGGGCCGCTGGCTGGCGCGCAAGGCCGGTGAAAAGATCAACTTCCGCATTAACCACGAGATCATCAATGGCACTGGTGCAGGCGGCCAGATGCTGGGCATCCTGAACAGCGCCGCGACCGTTTCAGTGGCCAAAGAGTCCTCGCAGGCTAATGGCACTATCGTCGCCGCCAACATCCTCAAGATGTATGCGCGGATGCCGGATTGGGTGCGGCGCAATGCCATCTGGCTCATCAATCAGGATATTGAGCCGCAGTTGCTCAACATCAATTTGACCTTCCAGACCAAGACCGGGAGTGCGGAAATCGCTGCCGGAACCAGTGGCCTGATTCCCGAAGGCGGCTTGCGCTATGACCCGACCAATGGCACACTGATGGGCCGGCCTATCATTGCGACTGAGGCGTGCTCTACGATTGGAACCGTGGGCGATATTATCCTGGCTTATATGCCCGGTTACTTCGCGCCCTATAAAGCGGGCGGGCTAAAAGAAGCCATCAGTATTCATTTATGGTTCGACCAGGCGGTGACTGCGTTCCGCTGGACGTTCCGAGTGGGTGGCCAGCCGTGGCTGTCCGCGCCGATTGCCCGGCGTTCGGGCAGTAATACCCTGTCTCATTTTGTCACTCTGGCTGCTCGCTAAGGAGCCGATTATGTACCCGAATGTTTCTCTCGCTGAAGGCTTGGTAGTGATTTCGTCGGCCTTTAAAACGGTTGGCAACGATACGCAAGCCAGCGCCGCTGTACCGCTGGCCAGCTACGATCAATTGCTGTTTATTTTCAGCACGAATGACTTTGCTGATACCTCGTCGATTAACGGCGGTGTGGCGACGTGCGATAGCGATGGCACTAGCAACGTGGCGCTGATCACTAGCAAAACGATCACTGAGCGTTCGGCGCACGCTACCGCCAATGATGGCAAGCAGATTGTGATTGGCGTCAAGAGTGCCGATCTGATTGCGGCGGGCAAGTCCTATGTCCGTGGCCAGTTGACTGGAAGTGGGACGGGTGGCGTCGCCACCATCACGGTTTTGGGTACTCCGAAGTATGGCCCGGCTACTCAACCGGCGACTGTGGTACAAACCATTAAGTAACCGTCAGCGGGCGGTAGGCGCCTACCGCCCGCGATGAGGCGCGCATGAATAGTTATGAGGCTTATGGCCGGCCAGTTGTGACAGGGCCGCCGCTCAATGCGGTCTCTTTGACCTCCCTGCTGTCCGATACCGTAGACCTGTCGCGCCCGATGCGCGTGCAGGTGCGGGGCAATGCCGGCGATGTGAAAGTGACGCCAGCGGGCGGCGCGGCGGCATTGGTATTGACCCTGGCGGCTAAAGAGTTTGTCGAGTGCCAAGTGATCCGGGTTTGGTCAACTGGTACAACCGCGACGAATCTGGTGGGCTATTACTGATATGGCTGGACTCACTCGCTCGGTAGCGCCGCTCGATACGCCCGTCTTTGTCGATGAGGTCAAGATCGGGTTGCGCATTGATAGCGATGACGAGGATACCTTTCTGGAATCCCTGATTGCCGCAGCCACCGACGACGCCGAGAATTTGCTGCACCGCGCCATCTTGCCGCAAACCTGGATTCTGTTGCTGGATGCGTTTCCGGCCTCCGGTATTCGCTTGCCGTATCCCGTGGCAAGAACCGCTACTGTGGCCTATCAGGCGACGGCTGGCGTTTGGACAACGCTGACAGCGGGACAAATCGCCCTGATCTCCGGGCCGCCCTCCTACGTAGCGCCGGCCTATGGCCAGACCTGGCCGGTGGCGATTGATTTCCCGGATAGTGTGCGGGTGACGTATACCGCCTATTCATGGGAAACTACGGACAGTATTCCTGCGGGCATCAAGCAATGGATCATCGCCCGCGTGGGGGAATTGTACGAGCAGCGGGAAGCCAGCGGGCCGCTTGAAGTGCGCGAACATCGCTTTATCCGGGGGTTGCTGGCTTCGCACGTCTGGCCCGATTACGGGCAGCGGTATGGCCAATGATCGTAGCCGGTAAACTGGACTGGCGACTGGAGTTTTTCCGGTTGTCGCTGGCGACCTTCGCACGCACCTCGCTAGGCCATGCCTGGGTTTCGGTACGCATGAAAGCGGCGGATCATTTAGCACCACCGTCGCAAGGTCTTCGTAACTTGTCTTCTGGGGCGTTGACTGAAATCCGGTTGCGCTATCGGACGGATGTGCAGGATGGCGATTATGCGGTCTACGGTTCCCGGCTCTGGCATTGCGTCAACTTCCGTGACCCGGATGGCAAGCGGGCGGAATTGATCGCCAGCGCCCACGAACTTGTGGGATTGACGACCGTCTACACGCCAGCGGGCGGTACAGCGATCACGACACGGGCCTGGTTAGGTTTCTCTTCGCCATTCGTATCGGGCGGGCACATGGTCAACGAATACCGACTGCGGGCCGAAGTGCCGATTCTGGAAGTGGGCCGCCCGGCGCGAGGCGGTACGCTGGTCATCAGTGGGCGCACGTATCAGATCATTGGCCTGGTTGATAATGGCGATGACGGTATCACGCGCAGCCTGTGGGTAGTTCCGGCATGAGCACGCAAATCACGGTCAAAGGATTGGATGAGGTCATGGCCATCCTGGAACCGTTGCCCCGTGAATTGAGTCGCGCCGCCATCAATACTCTGAATAAGGGAGCGACAGCGGCGCGCAAGCTGATCGTTGATCCTGCGGTTCAGGCGACTGGAATGCGCCGCGCCGCGCTCAATGGCCAGATTCCGATTCAACGGGCGACGTCAAGATTTCTCGTCTCCCGCGTTCGGCCCAAAAGTTCCGGCATTCCGGTCCCGGAATACAAGTGGCAGCATGTGGCGACTGGCAAAGGCCCGACTCGCCACCGGATTTTAGTTGGCTGGCCGGGCGGCGAAAAAGTGGCGGCGGGGTTCGTCAATCCATTTGGTTCGTATCAAGCGCCGATTTCGACCCGGCGTTATGCCTATCGAGGGGATATGACAACGATGACCGTTGCGCTGGCTCCTAGTGCCGCTGCGTTACGCAAAGTGCTCTATCAAATTCCAGAAGAGCAGACTACGGAAAGATTTTTAATGACTGAAATCGAAGCGCAGTTGGTTCGCCTCATAGCCGGGAGACCTGCCGCCGATGAGTAATTATCGAGAGCGGGCCGTTGCCGCCTTTGCTGCGCGTCTCCATGCCAGTCGTGAGCCGTATAGTAAGACGATTTTGGATGCGCCTTTTGTGGTCATGGAAGATCAAGACGAACAAATTGAGCGCGCGGATTATGATTACTACCGGGCAGCGGTGACGATTCACGTCGAATCGTATGGCAATCCCGAACCCGGCGAATTGCGCTCCACGGCGATCAATCGCCGCCTCGCGCATTTAGTGGCGCTGGCGATTGGTTCCGATTTAACGATTGGCGGCGTCTGCGAGGACATCGTTTACACCAATGGCGGGCCGATTCTGTTTGATGCGCCGGTCGAGGCGATTGCCTGTTATGCTGATTTCCGCCTGGTCTACCAGTACCCGGAAGGTGATCCGACCTTGCCGACTTCAATTAGCCTGGATGTGATTCTTGTATGATCTATCTCAATGTCTGTCTGCCAACTTCCGGGCAATGCCGGGCCGAACATACCCTGAGCCTGGCCAATTTTGGCATGTATTTCATGCAAACCCCGGTCATGGCTGGGCATGATCAACAGATTGTCTTTCGGCAAATTCAGTCTAGTTGCATTTCGTTCAACCGGGAGAAATTGGT